GAGGCTAAATACAGATCAGCTATCCAAATCCTATCCAGAAACAAATAAAGGGCCATAAACTATGACGGAAATCGAAGCGCGAGTTGCTGATCTGATCAATTTCAGTTCAAATCAGAAGCCCATTGAGTTCGCCGACGCTTTCAAGAACATCCTTCAAGTGAAGGTTGGTAATGCCATAGAGGCAAAGAAGGCAGAGATCGCTCAGACTATGTTTGTGTCTCGGGATCAAGAAGCGGAAGACGAGTTAGAAGACCTTGAAGACGATGTAGAAGTTGAGGCCGAAGAAGAATCAGATACAGAGGATCAAGAAGATGCCTAAGCAGTTAAAAGATATTCTAGCGGGAGTCAAATCCTCTAAGATTGTTCCCGGCTCAACTGGTTCTGATCCCGGTGTTGACTATGCGCCAAAGGCTCCCAACGAACAAGAGTTTGTAAAGAAGCATTCAACTGAGAAGCACGCAGACCGCGTTGGTAACGACGACGATGTCTATCAGGCAACCAATATCAAGCATTCTCAAGTCGCCGAAAAGAAGCACGGTTACAAGAAGCCAGAAGACAAGGCTGTATACGCAACAGAAGCAACAGATTGCTCGAAGCAAAAGAAGACTCTACGCGAGATTGCTAAGAATCCATACGCAATCGGTATGGCAGCTGCTATGAAACAAACGGGCGATAAGCCGCCGCTGAAGAAGTCAACGATCGTCAAGGGTCACGAAATCGCAAAGGCTGTTCAAAAAGAAGAAGTCGAACAGCTCGATGAAGTGAACCACCGCGAATACGGCGCTCAAGGCAAGATGCATCCTGATATGGCCAGAGGTATGAAGGTTGGTCAACACTCGGACTTCTTTCAGCACGGAACGGGCGACAAGGCTTACGGTCAGGTCACTAAGAACGACGGTAAGGCTGTTCACATCAAGGTGAAGAACAAGACGCATAAGTTCACTGTCACTTCAAGACTGTCCGAAGAAACTCTTGAAGAAAATCACGATGATGAATCCGCCGAGATGGCAAAGACACAGCTCCGCGCGCTGGCGAACAAGGCTCTGCATCTTGCTATGCAGTTGAATGACGATCAGGTTGTCGAGCCTTGGGTTCAGTCGAAGATTGCAGTCGCCAAGGATCACGTGACAGCTGTTCACGATTATATGCTGTACGGCGAACAGAAGAAGGAAACGGAGAAGGAACAAACAGCTCCTTATGACGGAGGCGTTGATATGACCGGCGCTCCTAGAAACACGTTCCCAAGCTTCTCTGTTGATGTGAACACGGGAAGAAACGTATGAATATCATCAAGCCGGTATCTAACGTAGTATCAATCACCACGCAGAATTCAGTGTCGAATGCTGCTGTGGTGTTCGTCTCAACATCAGCTACGGCTCAGATCAATTTGTGGTCAAACTCAACCACTCAGTACGCTTCGTTTGTGTTACCGGCGAACCAATACATCTATGTCCAGAAGCTCGCTCCTACAGATCTGATTTCATCAAACACAGCGATCAACGCAACAATAGCAGGTTACAGAGGCTAAAATGAAACTGATCTCAGAACTTCTCGTAGAAGAAGTCGAATACATTTCGGAAGCTAGGGAAGACGGATCGAAGGATCATTATATCCACGGCATCTTCCTGCAGGCTGACGTGCCAAACAGAAATGGACGAATCTACCCGCTTCACATTATGGAGAACGCGGTAGACAAGTACATCAAGACCAACATTGAACAGAAGAGAGCCTACGGCGAGCTTGGTCACCCAGCTGGTCCTCAGATCAATCTTGATCGCGTGTCTCATATGATCACGGAACTCAAGCGCGACGGATCAAACTACATCGGCAAAGCCAAGCTGACTGATACGCCGATGGGTAACATTGCCAAGGGTCTGTTGAAATCAGGCGCAAATCTGGGTGTGTCTTCTCGCGGACTTGGCTCGCTCAAGCCAAACAAACAGGGCATTATGGAAGTGCAAGACGATTTCCATCTTGCCACAGCCGCTGATATCGTTGCCGATCCTTCTGCCCCCAATGCATTCGTCAAGGGCGTAATGGAGAATGCAGAATGGGTCTACGACGCAGCAACTGGTGATTGGTATCAGGAAAAACTTCACGAGACCAAAAAGCAGATGAGAAGAATGTCTATGAACGAGATTGAAACAAACAAGTTCGGTATCTACGAGAGCTTCATAAAGTCTCTCTCGTCAAAATAACGCTTATTATAAATAAAAGAAACAGTTGAAAGGGAGACCTTTATGTCAGAACAGAATGTAACAAAGGACGAAGAAATGCTTGACGAGGAGTCTATCGCAGCCGCGACTCTGAAGGCTGGTTCTCGTCCTGACGATAATCCAAAGTCTAAGATCGAGTTTATGCAGCGCACTCTTGGCGTGATGAATTCAATGAACAAGCAAGACCTGTCAAAGTTCTATCACGACGTGATTGCTCAGATTGGCAAGGAAGCTGATTCGCTTCCTGCTGGCGCTTCAGCTGATTCAAATTCGTCTTCGATTGATATGAAGACTGGCAAGGGTCCGAAGACTAAGGATTCAATGCCGGCTCTCGACCACAAGAACAATCCTCTTGCCAAGATTTCAGTCAAAGAAGACGTTGAGGAAATGTTTGATGGCGAAGAGCTATCGGAAGAGTTCAAGGACAAGGCTTCAACGCTGTTCGAAGCTGCCGTTCACGCAAAGGCGCTTGTTGAAATTGCTCGCCTTGAAGAAGAATACGAGTCTCGCCTAGAAGAAGAAGTAACTTCAATCGTTGAGGGCATTGAGTCTAATCTAGACACATATCTCGACTACGTTGTTGAGAACTGGATGAAGGAGAACGAAGTTGCTATCGAGTCTTCACTCCGCAACGAGATTATGGAAGAGTTCATTGGTGGTCTGAAAAACCTTTTCGCTGAGCATTACATTGAGATGCCAGAGGAAAAAATTGACGTTGTTGAAGAACTAGCCGCGAAGGTCGAAAGACTCGAAGAGGCTCTTGACGAGACAATCAATGAAAACACTGAGCTGAAGGCTGCTCTGATCGAATCTGAAAGACAAGAAATTGTTGATGAGATCGCCGAAGGGCTGACTTTGTCTCAGTCAGAAAAGTTTCTTTCTCTGGCAGAAGGCGTCGACTTTGATGGCGACCTAGAAGTCTACAAGAAGAAGCTTTCTGTTGTGAAGGAGAGTTATTTCTCATCATCAAAGCCGCAAACTTCATACATTGAAGAAGAAACATTCGAGGGTGACGTTAGCGATAAGGTCGTGTCCTATGACCCACAGGTCAACAGATACGTGCAAGCGATCTCAAGAACGGTTAAGAAGTAAGCATTTATAAATAAAACAAACCTACAGAAAGGGATTACAAAAATGTTTCTACAGGAAGAAATTCAGAAGAAGTGGGCTCCTATTCTTGAGCACGCCGACCTTCCAGCCATCAAGGACGCTCACCGCCGTTCAGTAACTGCGGTTGTTCTTGAGAACACAGAGAAGGCTCTGCGCGAAGCTGGTGCTCACGGTCAGTTCCAGACTCTGACTGAGACTGCCTCAACTGGCGCTTTCAACGCGATGGGAACTTCCAGCTCAACAGCTGGCGCTGGTCCGATCGACACGTTCGACCCAGTGCTGATCTCGCTGGTTCGCCGTTCAATGCCAAACCTGATTGCCTACGACATCTGCGGCACTCAGCCAATGACCGGCCCAACTGGCCTGATCTTCGCGATGCGTTCGCGCTACGGTAACTCGGCTGCTCTTGGCACGACTGCTCTGCAGGGTAACACCAGAGCCGGTGGTGAGGCTTTCTACAACGAAGTTGACACTGCGTTCTCTTCTGTTGTAACTGGCGCAAACAGCTTCGGTCAGAAGTTCGTTGGGACGTTCCCCGGCGATTCAAATACGTCGCCTCTGACAGCTGTTAATACCTATAACACCGGCACAGGTATGTCGACAGCTCAGGCCGAAACGCTTGGCGCTGACGCTAACGTTGCTTTCGCTCAGATGGGCTTCTCAATCGAGAAGGTCACTGTAACAGCCAAGAGCCGCGCTCTGAAGGCTGAGTACACGATGGAACTGGCTCAGGATCTTAAGGCCATCCACGGTCTTGACGCTGAGACTGAGCTTGCCAACATTCTGTCGGCTGAAATCCTCGCGGAAATCAACCGTGAAGTTGTTCGT